CATCACAAATGCACATGGAGAAGGAAGGACCGAATTACTCTTTGGAATCGTCTCATGGCCAGCCAGCCAAGACCCAATCACGCTATCGAGTGGACACCTGGCATACATGGGGCAAACAGCCCTTATGGGAATCCTCGGCTTTTATTTCGGGCCATCGCCTCACAGACGTTAAATGAATATGATTGACCGAGTATCAGTAGCGGGAATGAGCGGTACAGCCGCCACCTTCGGTTTATCCACACTCGACTCCTTCCTGGGTATCGCAGTAGGTGCGGTGACTCTCGTCTATATGTCGATCAAACTCTACCAAGAAATCCGCAAGAAGTAGATGCCTAGCTCCACTCCACTCGGTCGATTAGATGACCCTATTCTTACAGATGGGGATCGTGGTTTTCGTGGTATCAATTCGTACCTTGAAGCAACATCGCTAGAGGGTGGACAAGTGGAAGCATCTGAGAATATGCGACTTGAAGGAGATACCGCATCTGTGCGTAAGGGTATCGAGTTTAAAGCCGGAGCAGTTAGTCTTACCTACTCAGGAACAGACCAGGTATTTACATCCGCTACATTTAGCGATCCCGCAACCGGGTCAGAATTTATCGCCGTTGCGACTAAGGATAAACTCATTCTTTGGAACGATCAAAATAACACAGGTATCGACATTGCTTACCCTGTGGGGGAAACAGTTGAGCCTTCGGACAACGCAAGCCTAGTACAGGCCCTCCAAAAACTAATCCTCTTTCGTGGAGAAAATAAAGATCCACTTGAATGGGATGGGGACTACACAACACCCACCGCATTCGTAGTGAAGGATAACGCTACTCCGGGAGCGGGAAGGATTAAATGCCCACGGACAAATTTTGGAGTATTCGTTAGTAATCGTTTATTTGTCCCCCAGCCTGATGATTCGCAGTATACTGTACTAGCATCGGATATTTTAGACACCGATAATTTTTATCCCGCAGAATCACAGTTCCGTATCAATCGTGGAACCGCAGATCGCTTGGTCGGATTTACTCCTTATTTAGAAAATCAAATAATCGCATTTTTTAGAAATTCCATCCATATAATAAACAACACAGCACTTACCAACTCTGCTGGCGTATTTGAGATTACTCGTCAACGAGGATGCGTTGCCCGAAAGAGTGTAGCCGCGAGTGGACCACAGTATTATTTCCTATCCGATGATGGCGTGTACACCTTACAACAAGGACTCGACCCGGCAAAAAACCTTGGGGTTGCAATCTCGAAAGTAAGTGGAGAAGCATTGCCGTTGTCACAACCCATCCAGGATCAATTCGCAGATGTTAATTATGCCCATGCCGACAAATCGGTAGGTATCGTATTTGACAATAAATACTACCTAGCAGTTCCCACGGGATCATCTACTACGAATAATAAAGTTTTCGTCTACGATATACTAAATACAGCATGGAGTAGCGTGGATAGTTTTCCCGCTGGTTTTCAAGTTGATGATTTTGTAACCGTACTTCATGGCACGAGTCCACAAAGACGCAGACTCTTTGCAGTCTCCGATAAGGGCTGGCATTTAATCGAGGAAAGTACCACAGATATTACAGGAACGATTGGGAGTGTAAGTACAACAAGCACCGCAATTCCCGCCAAACTCGTGACCCGTTCCTACACATTTGGGAATGTAGACATTAAACGATGGAGACGCGGACAAGTCGGGTGCGAGGTAACCAACGGGGATCAATTCACTATCAAGGTAAACACAGTAGACCCGGATCGGACGAACACCGTACACACCGAGAATGCGACAACGAGCCAGGATAAACTAATTCGCTTTGGGAGTGGACGCGCTCGTGGCTACGCCGCAAACATCGAGATTGATGTAACTGCGGGACAACCAAAATTTAGACACATAAGTATCGAGGGTATAGCCAACGGTGCAAATGCAAGGAGGGAGTACGCATAATGCCTATTACCGCTACAGTCACCCGTGGGTTTACTTACGATACAGGCGTGGAAGTATCCAGCGCATCGCTCAATCGATTAGGCGAACCCACCGTCACTATCCCTAGTGTCACCCAAACTGAAGTGGTGATGGAGAACTACACCGTGGCGACCTTGCCGTCCAACGGTACGGCTGGTCGCATCGTCTATGTAACAGATGGCGATGGGGGCAACCCATGCATGGCGGTAGACAACGGCACAAATTGGGTACGGGTAAACCTGGGAAGTGCAGTAAGCTCAACCGATGTGGAGGAATATTTAATCGCTGAGTGATGAACATCCTAGCCCAAGCGAAAGACTTGTACGACAAATGCGGGATCGACATGAACCGCGACATTGCGGCTTACTGCGCGAACGGGTATGTGTTTATCACCCCCGACTCATTCCTACTCGGCAAAGCGGTAAACTCGAAAAGCGATGTACACCCGCAAGACCAATGGAATGTCGAAGATCCCGATGCCTGGTATGTCAATACGGCGGTGGGTAAAAATGGAGTAAGCGAATTTATTAAACGCATACCATATCCACTCCCACTCGTTGGATGGATGCGACAACTCAAAAACAAACCCGTCAAATTTTACAAATTTAATACTATCTCTCGGAGGAAATAAATTATGGGAAGCTCACCTGATATAAACTATCCAGCACAACCAAGCTACGGCGAGGGCATGGCAGATGCCATGAAGGCACAAATGGAGCAACTGCTCGGACAAGGCGAATATGCACAGATGTATGCCGATGCTGGATTCGCGGGTGGCGACCTTGGCGACATTATTACAGGTGTCGAAGCACCTATCAGGCAGAAGACCGCACAGGTAGATACGGATGTACTTAGGCAGACGCTATTGGGCAATCAGACCAAGGTGGTTAAGGACCCTGAGACGGGCAAGTATGGAATACCTACAGGTGAAGTAGTTGAGGTAGAGGGTATAGGTCCGAGTGCAAGGTTTCAAATGGTGAAGCTAGAATCAGATAAGTTTAACGCATCAAGTCGTGGAGGAGTTTACGGTGATTATTATGCCCCTATTTATGGAATCATAGATACCGAAACGGGAGGGATTACAAAAAAAATAGGCGGAGAAAAATTTACGAATACAGGAACCCACAGTCAGGCTGCTTTAGACGCTGGGAAGGACCCAGCTTATAATAAATTTTTAGCCCGAAAAGAATCAGTTTTTTCTGATATATCAAAAGAGTATAGAAACTTGAGTGATATTGCTGAAGCAGAAGGTAATGAAGTTGCATTATTAGAATTTGATTTTACCAACCCAAACACAGGCGAACCCCTAAAGGAGGGCGAAGTAGTCCGCGAAGGAGATGGTATGATCGACCTGTTGGGCGATAAGCGAAATGTACAGGAAGCACAGAAAGTAAATGACTTTGCGTCTTATGTGGACAATAATCCCGATTTAGTTTCGGCTTATAACCAAAAAGTATCAGAAGGTCATGAAGGTTCAAAAGCTGATTTTGGTAAAGATCATTACGATCTACATGGAAGACTAGAAGGAAGGGAATTAACACAAAAAACTAACTTGGTAGACACAGGTCGCCAAGCTGGTTTTGATGCCGAAGGAAACTTCCTCGGACTCTCCGCAATGGCAGAGGATATTCAGCGAGGTAACCTCTCCCGCCAGCGCGAAGCCGACCTTGCGGATGTGGAGCGGTTGTCAGATCGTTTCCAAAATGTCATGGAGGATTACAAGCCTGGTACGGTTACAGGAATCCAAGGTGCTAGAGATTTACTAGAGGAGCAAAAGGAAGCGATGACCAAAGGCGGAGGTGCGATCACGATTCCCTCAACCGATACCTATGCTGGCGATATTGCGGGTCAAACTATGACAGCCGCAACCGTGGCAAACCCATTAACACTTAAAGCAAACACACAGTTCGGTGGCGACTTAGCAACGGGTCAAACAGCAACAGGAGAGGACACCTTACGATCCGCACTACTAGGCGATGCTCGTACTGCATTAGGTCAGGGGCTGACCGATAGGGAACAAGCAAATATCGCTAACTCCGCTCGTGCTAGGTCTACCCTTATGGGCAGAACATTTGATCAAAGCGGTGCTATCGCAGAAGCAGAAGCTCGCGTACAGGAGGACAATGCCCGCCGTATGCAAAACCGCTCATTCGCACAGTCTGTGCTTGGTCAGGAAGCGGGTATCCAACAAGGCGACATTACCCGTGGCATGGCACAGGAAGGCGAACAGGCGGGACTGCAACAACAAGTAAACTTGGCCCAAGCACAAATGGACCAACAAGCAAATGCCTTTGGTGCGCAGTCCGCCCAATCCGCAGATGTGGCTAATCAACGCCAAGCACAACAAGCCGCACAATTTGGAGTAGGTGCGACAATGGATGCAGAGCGAGCCAACGAAACTCTAAGGCAACAGGGTTTAGGTAACTACATAAACGCTGTTGGTAACCTCGCACGGATAGAAGACCAATCCACACTTGATCCATTCCAAGCACTCTTAGGACGCGCGGGTGGAGGAAGCCTACAAGCTGGTCAGGGAGTATTCGGACAAGCGGGCTACGGACTTAATAGCGGACCGCAATACCTCAACCCCGAAGCGGGGCTTGGGTATATCTCTCAGATGGCGGCAAATGAAGCAAATATGTACGGCGCTCAACTCTCCGCAGATGCGACTCGCGATGCGGGCATGATGAGTATGGTGGGGGGTATCGGAGGAGGACTCCTAGGAAATAGTAGCTTATTTTAAAAATCGGAGAATAATAATTATGGCAAGACGACCTTACTTTTCGGGAAACTACGGATCAGCACTTGGCTCAACCGCCAATGCCGCAAACCTTATCGCGCGTGCGGGCGAGGTACAGGGCAATATGTACGCCAATATGGGCCAGCAAATCGGCGGTATGATAAAGCAGTACGGGCTTAATAAGGAGAAGCGTAATAAACTACAGTCAACACTAGAGGGGCAGTTATCCGCAGATCCAAGTATAGTTCAGCAACTCACAATGACAGGAGACGAGCAGTACGATAAGAAGAATATGAAACTCTTCGATAAGGTACAAAGCGGAGATGCGAGTATTGCTGACCTGGAGCGCGCAAATGGATTACTTTCGGGCAAGACAACACAGGAGAACGCGATGCTCAAAAAGCAAAACGCGGAGACGCAACAAAGGATGAACGAGTTGAATCTTGAGATGACTGAAATGCTTAAAGACCCAATGGTTAGCGATGCTATTGGTAAGTATGAGTTAAATAAGGTTAATCGGGCTTCTCAGAAAAAGACTATTCCAAGTGCAACTGCGGTAAAGTTAGCGACAGACAAATCTACATTAGAAACTTTACCTAGCCAAACAGACGCTACTCGATCTGCATTAAAAGCAAGTGAGCTAAAAAGTGATACTGAGTCTGCCGATATATTGTTGCGAGGCGGCCCAGGTGGGGCGGCGCAACAGCTTCAGGAAAATAGAGATCTAGCTAGGCAAGATAAGCAGTCAGAAATAGACTACAGAAATAATGCGGGTTTAGCACAACTCTATAAGTCTCTTGCACAAAAAAATCCAACATTTGCAGAACAATTTAATCCACTTGCGGCATTACAGGATAAACTGAGAGGGTTGACCGTTAAGACACCTAAAGGTGAAAGCGTTTCTTATGCTGAGTATGAAAAGTTACACAATGACGATCCTGATTTGTATCCAATGAATAACGAACCTGGTGCAATCAAGGGAAAAATTGAATCAGTAAGCTCACAGATTTACAACCTAAGTAGAGAGCAACTTGTTCCGGTTGATTTGCCGGATGAAATAAATGATCAGGCCACACAGCAAGCACAACCTCCTGTCCCGGCTTACAAAAAAGCCTTAGATGATCAATATAAACAGATTCAACAAGAATATATGAACCAGCCTGAAATCGGCGGTATGGGTTTTCCTTTTATGCCCTAAATATTTATTACGATGCCTATTCAAACAATGACTATCGGTGAAGCCTTAGATAAAGGCTACGGCGATTATATAATGGGTGCGCCACAGGCACAACGCGAGGATGCCACATTTAGTGAGTCCGCAATTAGTATCGGGCTTGATATTATACCTCCTATTGTTGGTAGCATTATTGGTGGTTTTACGGGTCCCGCTGGGGCATATGGCGGGGGTGCCTTTGGTGGAGCATTAGGTAACTATTGGTCGCAGAGTTATCGAGTAGCTCGTGGTTTAAAGGATGACATTGGTATGGCAGAACTTAGTACATCCACGGTGCTGTCCGGGTTGCCACTCGGAAAACTCGCTAATACCGGAATGGCCGCAAAGACTGCGATCCGTGCGGGACAGGGTAGTGCATTAGCTGCAGCAGACTTAGGCGCACGAGCTTACATAGATGAGGATCGTGTACCCACTAAAGAGGAACTAGCGAGTACTATACTATTTGGTGGTGTACTTGGTGGGGCATTAGGAGCCGCAGAAGCAAAATGGTTTAGCGATTTTACAGGCGTTACCTCAAAAGAGGGACAAACGAAAGATGAGGTACTTGATACTTTAACTGAAAGTGTAAAAGAAGCGGGTGGTCCACGGCAGTTTGATGCCACACAAAAAACAGGCTACTTCACATTTCGCGATCTTCGCGGTAATTTTACATTTCGCGACCCTCGCGGTAACTTTGTGTTCAATGACCCTGTTGTTGATGAACTGACCACAACTTCCGGCTTGGCGACAAATAACGCACTCGGACCTAGAAGGTTAAGGCGGCTCGATCAAGCAGAACTTCCTGGCCCGCGCGGGTTACCAGGTGTTGTTGCAAATAACGCACTCGGACCTAGAAGGTTAAGGCGGCTCGATCAAGCGGAACTTCCTGGCCCGCGCGGGTTACCAGGTCCACAACAA